GTTAAACGGCACGCCGCGAAACGATGCTGGTAAAAGTTGCTCTATCCGATTGTCCGGCATGGTCAGTAATCCGTTGCGATGTTAGAGCCGCCGTTGAGGTTGATATTGGAACTCTCGACCTTTGTTCCGGGTGTTGCTGTTACTGAGATGCCGCCATTGACATCGAGGCTTGATTGTTTTTCCTTTCGTGTTGCTACTTCCTCAGCGCCATTGAACATTCCAGCAACCTTCATAACGCCACCCGCCAAAAGACCGACAGGACTATTTTTCAGTATCCAGATTATAGCATCAATCACAGGCAGAATTGCTTGATACGCAGTATTGACAGCAGACGTAAACTCATCCCAATAGATAACGATTGCGGCTATGCCAGCGCCGAGAAGTGCGAAGCCGCCGACTATCGCAATAACGGGCAGGCTGATAGCAGCTAGAGCGCCAGCGACAAGGCCGAGGCCTATAAGAAGCGGTCCAACGCCAGCCGCAAGAGCGGCGACAAGAACGATTATTTTCTGCATTTTTGGGCTTAAGTTTTCAAACCAAGAACCAAATCTCTCTATAGCGCGTGTTGCCATTTGAATATATGGCAACAGGACAGCACCAATCTTGATGCCGACACGACCGATTGAGTTTGACATACTTGTCATGCTGGCGTTGAACGTCGCGCGCTGCTTTTCAAACGCCTCATCAACGGCGTTCGCGCCGGTACGCATGTCATTTAGCGTTGCCCTGAAAGCATCGCCTACAGGCCCGGTAAGGCCGATTGCGGCGGCGAGGGCTTCAGTTGAGCCAAGCAGCTTTAGCATTTCTGCGTCATTACCCTTGAGGCTTTTCTTTATGCTCTCAAGCGCTGGCACAAGTCCGCCGCTTTTTTTGATCAGGTCGTTTATGTCTTTTGCGCCAAGCCTGCGGAACATCCGCGCGCTTTCTTTCGTCGGCCTAGTGAGGCCAGCGATTACGGCACGCAACTGTGTATGAGCCTGCGCAGCCGGAAGGCCGGTAGTGGTTAGGGCTGCAACAGACGCCAGATATTCATCAATGCCAATACCGGCGTTCGCCACTGTGCCAGCAACAGCGCCGAAGCCCTGCGCAAGTTGCGAGATTGTGGTTTTGCCGGTCTTCACCGTCTTGAAAATCAGGTCATAGATGCGCGCTTGATCATCACCATTCAGGTTGAACGCGTTGATAGATGACGTAACTAGATCAACTGCCTCCTTGGTGCTACCCAATCCGGCAACACCCAAGCGCGCTGAATTTTCAAGCACCGACATTGCGTCGGCTGCGGAAACGCCAGCCGACCTAATGTCATACAGCGCGGATGTAAGATCGGATATTGCTACGGGAGTGCGCTTACTGATTTCCAGAACTGCGTTTTGCATATCTGCCATACTCTCGACATTCGTGTCGATAAGCGTGGAGACGTTACCCATTGCGGCCTCAAATTGACCGAACGCATATGCACTTGCAGCACCTAGACCGACTATCGGGGCGGTCAGAGACGCAGAAAGAGTTTTGCCAGCACCTATTGATGCCTGCGAAAACTTCTTCAGGCTTTCCTGATTTTTTTTTGTGAGCTTATCTAGCTTGCCGAGCGGCCCGCTGAAACGGTCAAGAACTTCGTAGATATATTCGACAGTGTTAGCCATTATCTACGTCCGCCCTTGACCGCATCCTTCGCGGCTTTCGCCAATTTTTCTTGCCGCCTTCGGATGTATTCTATCTGAACGAGCGGCATGTTTTCGACTTGGGCGAAACTCAGAGCGCCTTCACTTGCGTAGGCTGTGTCGTAGCAGTATTCCGTCCACTGACGGAAATCCCACCCAAGCCGATACCAAAAAAACAGCAGTATTTCACCGCCGCGTCGAACTGGTCGTCGGGGTGCATTCCGTCCCAAGTTTCCGGGCGGATATTCGTTACGCCGTCCAGCTTGCAAAGCGGCTTTTTAGCATTGCAAACCATAGAGCGGAACGTTTCGACAAATGCTTCAGTGTCAACATTGCTATCCATCTGAAAACCAAGGCCGACAACAGTAGCAAGATCATCGGCCGAAACAGAGTGTTCGTCTTCGGTTTGGTCTGCGATTGGCTTCTGCGTTTCGGGATCGGCATCTTTATTTTTTCGTCCCTCCGCAGCTTTTTCGACGGTCAGAACAACGGACGTAATGAACTGCCGCAGCTTGAAATACTCCTTGCGATGGGGGCCGGAGTATTCAGAAAACTCCAGATATTCCGCATCGACAAACTGCCCGTCTTTGCTGTACTGAACAGGCTTTTTAAGCCGGTATTCCATAGTCCCGTCAATGTGTGACATGGTGCGCCTTTCTTACTGTTTAACCTACCTGTGCCGGATCACCCATGAACTCAAGCGATGTAACGCCATCGGCAGAAAGCTCAATGTCCGGATCATTCGTAAGCGACACGTTCGCCATCGCAACGCTGAATGTCGCGCCGCCCGGAACGGAACCGACAACCTGCACAGTCAGTGCGCCGATTGCGTTTTTCCAACCGGAAATCTTGCGAAGCATTTCCGGCGTGTTGTAAATATCGAAGTTCACGCCCGCAATCTTGCTTTCCGCATCGGACGTGTGAACACTCTCAATCGCACCGCCACCGCTGGACGCGGCCCGCACGTTCGTTTCACCAGCCCCGAGTTTCACCGTCACGCTGTTCGGAACAACCGGGATCGTTTCGTCATTGACGCGAACCGTAGGATTGGCAATCGCAATAGCCATTATTCTTTACCCCTTTAGACAGTGATTTGAGTGCCGGTCTGCGTCGTTGTAAACGCAAGGGCAAGATTGTAATTGATGGTTCCAAGCTGCGTCACAATCGGCAACACGCCGTTGATCGTAACCGTGCGCGTGGCAAGCGATACCTCGACGGAAGTGTTCTCCGAGAAATAGGACACCGCATCATCGCCAGCCTGCACAAGCGCCGCGTCCGCCAGAACCTTGTAGATCGCAACCAGCTTCGACTTGATCGACGCTGCGTTTTCGATTGCGCGGCCCGGCAGAAGATCGCCTTCCGTAAGGCGCGACTGCGCAAACGTAGCTTTCAGTGTACGGAAGATAATTTCACGGCACACGGAGCCCGTGTCAACATAGTTGAGATAGTGGAAGCTATCGTTTGCGTTGCCCGCCGCGTCCGTTGTCCAAGTCGTTACAACCGGCCCCATAATCATGGCGTTGCCAGCCGTGTTGACGCCGAACGACGTGAACCCGTTATCCTCAAGCTCAAGCTGTTCCGCCGCGCTGTAGATATTCTGCGTACCGGTCACCGGTGTCTGACGTAGCGGAGTGTTGAAATACGGCAGTGACGCAAGGGCTGGGCCGCCGGTCGCATCGCGCGGCGCATTGGTCGCCGTGATAAGATCGGCAATCTGAGCGCCCGTCGAAAGCCGCTTGTCGCGCGCACCCATGAAATACGCCGCAACCCAATCGGCGGGCTGCAAAACAGCCGGACCCTTGTGCAACGTCGCGGCCAGCTTATTGTTGCCCATGATAACGAGCGACTGACTGTTAAGCGATGCAACAGCGCTGGCGGCATTAGCTGCCGTCGAGCTGCGACCGTGGAAAACGACGCCGTCCATGATTGCGTTGGACGCGTTGAAGCGCGCGTCCATTTCATCGGTTGCGATTATCAGGTCGCCTGCCCAGAATTCGGGCCAGCTAAGACCGGCGTAGCGACGCCCTTCGATGCCGTCGAGAATGGCCGTAAGCGTCGGATCGTTAGCACCGCCCGTGAAGCCGGTAACGGTATAGCTGATACCCGCAACCGCGCCGCTTGCCTTGATACCGTAGCTGTTGCCGACGGTGCCCGGATCGTTGGCCGTGATTGCCACCGTGCCGGTCGTATTCGAGGACGTGAACGGCGCGAACGAAAGATACGTGACTGCGGTATCCACCTTTTCGCCAATGTCAGAGGCGGTGTCGCCGGACGCGACCGCAATATCCATCGAAAACTTGCGCTCGTCCACAACGGCAATCGTGATGGTGCCCGCGCTAGTGGCAGTGCCGGTGAACGCAACGGACGCAGCAGCCGCAACGCCTGTGCCGCTTTTCGCAACGCCGATAACGTCCAGCTTCGGAATTACGCCGCCGTTAGCTACATTCACCGCCGAGCGCCAGGACCAAATGCGACCGTAAAGCTCGCCAGCGCCAAACAGGCCGAGAATTTCAGCGTCGGTTTTCAGGTGAACGTCGGTGACAAGCGCGCCGCTGGTTGCTGTTCCGCTGCCCTGAATTTGACCGACGATAAGATCGCGCCGATCCTCGAAGGCGTCAACAAGTGCAGCCGGGAGAAGCTGAATATTTACGCGCGGATTGGAAGTAGGAGAGCCCATTACTTGCCAGCCTTTTCAGTTTTCATTTCGATACGAGCGGGCTCAATAACCTTGGCCACGCATCCATCAATCGCCGCGTCCCGCAGCCTGTTACGCCAATAACGATCAAGCGGCGTGCCGTCGCGGTCAACCTTGACGCGTACCTTACCGCCCGGAGCAACGCCGCCAAGCGTCACGTCAGACTTGTTTTCCAGAGTAATTTCAGGCGTTGCGGCCATCGTCTTTACCTCGTAATCCCTTGACGCAATCATATCGTCAGCATACCCCTTATTCAATCGGCTCAATATCAAGGTCAGCGTTGAACGAAAGCTCCGCCGCATCGTCGGAATTCAGCGCCCAACTAGACACAATGTCGCGCCACGCCACGTCCGGGGCCAGATTATAGCCATTCTCGAACGTGACAACGCTTGGCACCTGCCAGTCATAGACGTGAGTGTAATAGGCTGAATTGTAGACCCCCGGCCCGTGTCCGTTGTTGACACAGACATAGGGCTGTTTAGTGTCCGGATCGTCGAACTCGAACCCATACAGCACTGACGCTAGCGCGCGGTAAACCTCGCCATACGCCTGATTTTGCGCCGTGTGTCCCGCAAGCTGTTTTTCTGTCGGCAGGAAAACCGTTGTGGCGAAATTCTGCAAGATGATTTGTTTGCCGATATTCGACCGCGCAAACGCCGCGATACCGTCATTAAGAGTGTGCCTGTCCTTAGACACATCGGCGTCAGACATGATCACAAAGAGCGCCGCCTTGCCTGCGGCCAGTCTGGTATACGCGGCCTGCGCCCGCTCGAAATCCGCCGCGCCGTACACCCTGATTCCGGTAATGATCTTGATGTTTTCGATTTCGCCTGTCGGCAGAGACGGGACGCCGGATACATCAAACGTGAATGATGTTGCGGTTGGCACGGTTTCGACGGTCTGCACGCCCACTACACCAGCAGTGCGGCTTTCCAACAGGTACGCGCCGGTAAGCGACGGCACATCCGATTCTCCGGCAGGAAATTCAACCTCGAAAAATTTGCGATTTGGCACTGAAACGATAGTAAATGTATGGTTCCAGGCCGAATTAGCAAACCCGCCAAGCCGCAGTGTAGTCGGGTCGGCGTATGCCTTTGGTTCGGTCAGGTCATGCTCTTGCGCGGTTTCAAAACGGATTGTGCCGTCTCCGTTGTCAACTGCCGAGGCAATAGAATTGCGGTAGCCTGTAGCAGCGATGGCGATCTTGCGCCCTACCGATAGTCCGTGTGCGGAGCTTGTAGTAACCGTCACAGTGATGCCGTTTGCCGTGGCGGTGCCGGTCACCGTCTCGCTGAAAAGGTCCGTGAACGCCGGAACGTAGGCTTGCAGATGGGTAACGATGTCTGTCGGGTTAATCATTTCAACTGCTCATTCGCGCGACGGTAAAGCATTTCGATAACGTGGCCCGCCGTCCTGTTCGCAACAACCAGCATATGAGGTCTTGGCCTCATCTTTCTAGTGCCGTTCTCCAGAAACCCGGCATACGTTGTACTCTCGCCAACCGTCATATGGTGCCAACTCGCAACCTTGTAATTGTAGCTGCGCACAAGCCTGCCGGACTGATTTTGCGGCGGCTCACCTGGGGCTGACGATCTATTGGGCAGATTGGAATACCATCTACCCGTCCTGACACCGGTAGTCAAAAGTGGTTTTATGCTGTTGCCAAAAATCGCGCCAACGTCATGCAGCGCCAACCTAATACCGCGCTTATGCAACCCAGACTGGCGAGGTATACTCAGAAGAACGGTCCTAGATTTCTGATTAACCTTGACGGAAAACATCAGGCACCCGACGCGGCTTCGTCAGCGTCACCGCGCTCCGTACACTGAATAACGAAATACTCGTCGTTCTCCATATCAATCGTGACGCGCAAAACGCGGAACCGGCGACCGGAATACAGCATGAAATGATTGCCATCCTCCGGGATGGTCAGAGCCGCGCTATACCTGATCCAGAAAATATGCGTTGTGCGGTCATCAATAGCAACGCCAGCGAAACGCTTTGTGCCCTCGACGGTTTCAATCGCGGCCCAGGTATTCTTGACTGTAGCGAACGTCTCGACGGGCTCGGCGGTTCCGGGCTCTAGCCCGCCAAGCGTGCGACTTTGCAATGCGACCCTTTTGCCAAGGTCACCTATGCAAATTCGCGCCTTGTTGAATTTCTTTGGTGCGCACGCCATCAGAACACCCGCCTGATCGCATATCGCGCGACAAGCATTTTTGCGCCGGAAGCCTGACGCGCTGCGGGCCCGCACTCGCAATCGCCGCGATTTTCATACAGATACGCAGCATACATCATGATCGCCAGTTTGATAGCTGACGGCACCGCATCCGCATCACCATATCCTGCGTCAAACGTCACGCGGTATGGATATGGCGTATCGTCAATGTTGGCGAGGCCGCTATTCGGAAACAGCAAGCGAGCGTAACCGTCGCGCTCTTTTAGCTGGTAGTCCGTTGTGGCCGTGTAAGCGCCGCCAATCCACTGCGCAACTTCCGACACAGAAAGCAAGGGCGCTTTTTGAATTTCCGTAAACGGATAACGCTCAAATGGGGAAATCTCCAAGCCGGTGTAATAGCCGATTGCCTCGCGCTCGATAAACCAACGGTTTGTGTAAAGCTCAAGATCGTATGTCGCAGCATCAAGGAACGTTGTCAGCAACGCATCCTGACTATCATCGTCCGCGTCCAGCTTGGCAAATTCCTTGAACTCGGCAAGCGTTACTGGCAATCCAACCGGGCCAGACGTAACCTCATAATAATCAAGCGCGGGCCTGGTCATTACTGACCCGCCACGGCGGCCCTGAGGTCAACCATCATATTAGAAATTGACTTGCGTTTATCTAACTCATAGCCGAACGGCGCGACGTATTCTGCAAGCGCGCCCTTGTCGCCATCATCCGCGAGCATTTCCGCAAACTCAATCGAGAACTCGCTGGCCTTGGCCGGCTCTTTGGCCGGCTCCCGAACGGGATCAGATGTAATGTTTTCAATCTCTTCCGGCGCGCTTTGATCCAGTACGGGATCAACCTTGGCCGATCCGTTGGCCGGTTCCGCCCATGAGGTTTTGATGATGTCGTCATACTCATGCTGCGAAACGAGCATAACTGTTCCGGCAACAAGATTTGCGTGGCGAATACCGCCTAACGCAAATGGGCCGGTTTTCTTAACGAGAATTTCGGGCATGACAACCCCAATTTTGTGGCGGGAAATAGTTGGGCGGGAACCGAAGCCCCCGCCCGCTTTTCGTTACTCGGGAACGAATTCGCCGTTCAGCAAGCACGCAACACCGACGGTCGCGCCCGAAGTGGTTCCGGTCGAGACAACCGACGCGCGCACGTAACGCTTCGTCGAATGCACGCCGAGCTTGGACATCGCGGTGTTAACTGCAGTCGCGGCGGCAATACCGTTCGTATACGCATCTTTGCCCTCGACAAGCACCAGCTTCTCAACGCCCACAAGAGC